CACGCAGCATGCCACTATAAGTAGTGTTGTTACTTTTACCAATCAGACCATCGGTTTGCCCTGTTCGTGTATCTAAACGTAATTCATAGAAATCGACGTCAGCGTTACGAACTTCAAGCCAGTTGAAATTGGCCTTATCACTAAACGTAATAGAAAAGCCCTGTGGTGCATTAGGAACTTCCGTTTTCATGGCTACTGTAATGGACTTTGTAACACCTTGCGAAGTGTTTCCATGTACGTCCTTAACAATAGCCTTTACTTCGTAAGTATGTCCAAGTTCGCAGCCACTAATAGAGATTTGACCGTTACCATTGCCGCCATATTTCCATTTTGCATTGCCCTCACGGTACCACAATTCGACCGTATCAAAACTATTGATTTGAGGTACATCGAATTGAGCTACTACATCAAAGGACAATACACCGTTGCCAATCTCGTAATATTTAGTATATAACGTTAAATTATCAACTTCTGGGATATAGTAGGGAACGATTTTATAAGTGTACTCTTGCACCTCATCAAGTCCCTGTTCATTACTACCAAATAGATTTAATGAAGTGAACTTGAGATATATCGTCTTATTTATATCTTCTTTACGGTAAGGGTAACGGAATAAAGCCTCGTCAACTCTGACAAATCTTTCATTTGCACCATGATTAATGGCCTTAGTTCCATATTGGCCACGAACTAAACCTCGCAACGTATACCAATTATCCGGATGAGTTTCTACAGTTTCATAGCTCAACGCCTCGCCATTTATCCAACATAAGGTATTGGCACGTTCAGCATCGACATGTGTTGCAGTTTTCAACACACCTTGATTGAGTACTACATCGCATACATTCGCAGCCTTATCAAACGCATTTTTGGTTCTGCCCATTCTAGCTTGTTGAGTGATAGATCCTATACGACGATAATTCTCACCTGTATCAGATACCCATACGGAGCAACCACCCCAACCGCTCGGAGCATTAACCCCAACGAATACATGATTGCCACCTACATCGCCAACGGTTTGGAATATGGCAACATCATTTACGCTTGGTGCAGCTTGGTTATAATCAATAAAAGGCCGTTCGTTTTCATGTACATTGTACTTGGCTGGAGCATAGGTACCTGGAGGTTTACCCTCGGCAGTTATTTCAAGCTGTCCGTCTGCTGCCTCAGATACAGAAGTTATAACGACAATTTGATTATTTAAGCCACATAATTCATCGGTAAGAGTAACAAGGTCGCCTGGCTCCAATCTACAGAACGCCCAATCTAAATGGAATGTATATTGGTTTTTAGCATATAGCCGTTTCATGGCTAATTGCTCTGCATAGTATTGTGCCCTAGCCTTAGTATATAGATAATGTGCAGACTTCTTGGAGGCTGGCTTTAAACCATTTTTTTGCACATCGGCTACAACCTCGAAAGCGACTGTTTCCTTTTCATAACTATTTGCACGATTAATGAATTCAACTGTAGCTTGGTTATAACTTTCTGAGCTGTCCTTTCGCTTATACACAACTAACTGTCCATCGCTAGCCGGAATAAGATCATCTGAATTCAAGTTATATTGAATTTGATTGTAAGGAGTCCATGTTCCTATAGGCTTATCGGCTAATGGTACGATTTTAAGGCGGTCTGTAGACCAAAAGACAAGGCTGTTTGTAATCTCAGCTATATCATTAATTACAGTTTGAGCCTTTGTACTTTTACTGTCTGGAGGTGTACTGATAAGAATATCAGCTGCCTTGCAATATTCCCTGTAGTGCTCCAAACCGTCAATATTAACATCATCAATGCCAATAGACTTTAACACATGCACGATATAATCGGCAGGGTTTACATCAACACCGTCGCCAGTTTCTAGGAGCTTGCCTTTTATTTCAAAGTTGTATTGCGGTAGACTTCCTCGTTCTCCTAAATCTACCACACCGGCCATATATGCCAAGCCACTATAAGGCAATGCCTTATCCGGATGTTTAGATAGAACATAAGGCCACGGAGCTTGTCCATAATCACCTTTATATGCAGTAAGCTCAATCTTTTCATTAGGATAATCGTATATTTCCTTATCTCGCCATACTTTGCCTATACCCTGAATAGGGCCCTCACATAAGCCAATAGCACATGCCACTGTATATGTATAGGTTATTTCAGTATGCTTTGAGCCACCACCCTTGCCAGTTCGTGTAGTGGTTTTGTGCTCATGAGGGGTAAAATCATCGTAATAAATAATATTGCCACTTAATCGTGTAGTGCCAAGTACTTCTGGAACTACCTCACCATAAGAGGCAGTATTTATCATGAAGTCGGAAATCATATCAGCACGATTGGTCGTATTCCGTCCTCTAAATAGAAAACCCATTATTTACCCCCTTTCCTAAATCTGTAAACCGCACGTAAGCGACTTTTTCCCTTTGCGTCATAGAATAATACATCGTCAATAGATGAATAGATTACGCCTAGATCAACAAACGCATGTACAACTAAATTATTGCCAACATAGATTGCACCGTGAGAAATGCAACGCCCATATTGGTATAACAAGAAATCACCGATACGAATATCATCAATAGGAACCTCGTCAGCTACTTTTTGAACGTACTTTAGGTACTTTTCTTCTGAGCGATGTAAATGCCATTCATTCGAATAATTCTCTATTTCTAGCTCATCACGTTTCATTAGGCCACTATCAACAACTGCAGCAACTAATAAATAGGAGCAATCGACGCCAACACCATGAACCATAGTATTGTTTTGATACGGTGTGCCTATCCACTTTTTTGCAGCATCGGCGATCATTTCACCTGTTGTCAATTTCATCGTATCGTCTCCTTTAATGGAACATAAGGCGTTGCCCTGTTCCTACTAAAATTATTAAATTTAGCCTTGCAAGTTGCAGGTGTTTTATCGCACCCCGGATAGATATATGCCACATCGCCAACATTAGGTGTTGTATTCGTAGCACTCATATAAACGATTGAGTTCGTAGCACTATCCATAATTTGAGTTGCTTGCCCTGCTAGTGGTCCGCTTATCCATTCCATACCGCCGGCAGTATAAAAACCGTTTTCAAACGAAGTATCGACTTGCACGTTATTAGTACCTATTACAGCGGTAACAGTAACACGCTTACGATATTTAGTAATATCAACGCCACATTCTTTTGAATATACAGAATAAGGACATTGCGGATAGTATCGTCTGTTCGGATATTCGATATTAAGCCTTTGGACTACTGATTTTGCATTTATCTTTAATGCAAAGCCTCCGCCTTGACTAACCTCACAAATACCCTTGAATAGATCAATACATTCGATTACATTCCCTTTATCGTCAAAGAAAGCACGTCTCAAATTTAACGTAGCACCGTCTAAGCCACCATTATGAGCAACAGTTAGAACAGGAATACCACCAATTTGGTCGGACTGATTAGCAGTTATTGTAACGTTCAACTTATCAACGCTAACAGTACTGGTTGTAGAAATCTTTTCACGCACAATAATTGGCCCATCGCCCTTATATGTGTTTCCGCCATAACTAACATCAATGTCAGTATCGGCCCAGTAGTACGAAATGCCACTTTTAAGCCTTAACTCGTACAAGTCGCAAGATACAAATGTCTGTGAGTTGCTTAAATGAACGCTTAATGCCTCGCTAACTTGTTTCATTTATAATCACCTCACTGTAACCAATTTAAACGATTTAGACTTAAATACGTCTTTAAAAACGGCCTCGTCTGTATAATCACCACTGAACATTACTTTCCAATAATATGTATAATCAGCAGTAATAATAGCGGTAGGAGATACCCTAACACCTGCAGCCAATCTTATAACGCCTTTATCTGATACGGCATTAACTTGCGTACCATTAGCGTATAATTTTAGGTTCTCAATATGTGCTACTGGTTCCCTAAAATCACCATATAAGCGAATTGCTTGCCATTCAGATTGTGCACCAGTTCCAAGCCTTACGCCTTTCTCCTCATGGTCCTCTGGATCTAGCCATAAGAACGGAATAGTACCACCCTTTACAGATGCATAAAAGCCCATTAGACGCTTATGTTCTTCTGGGCTTAGTACTGCAAATTCTGTTGTAATGGTATATTGAGGATATTGCCAAGTTGTCATAGTTCGTACTCGACCGCTCCCTGTACGTTTAATCTTAGTGTCCCATTTTTGAGCTTTTGTAGACTTCCACGCAAGGGTTCTAATGTCCGGAAATTTCAATAAATCTGCCATTACCATGTACCCTCCGTAGCCACAAATTCCCTATTTTGATTAACTAAAAATTGTCGTAAAGAACGACCTGCCGAATTTTCTAACCAGTCGCCAAACGAATTGGCGTCCATAGCAGATACGTTGAACGTAATGCCACCAGTAGCAGTAGCACCACCACCGGCACGTGCTATGCCTGCACCCATTTCGTCGTATGTGCTTTCGCTTAGAGGTAATACGGCCTCTTTATACTTACCCTCGCCAATCTCAGCATAAGTTGAGCCATA